GTGTTGCTCCTTTTAGTTTAAGTTTAAAGTCGTTTAGCGTTGTTTCGATCTGCCGAATTGATAGGCGGAGTTTGAACGCGGTTTGGTAGATGTCGTTAAAAAGCAGAGTTGATAAAATGACGCGCTCGGAAGTTGAAAGCGCGTCGGGTGAATTTAAAGCCCGTTTTATAATCGGGCGTAGGTGGACTAGGTTCATTTTGTGGCCTCTTTGTTTGTGCGGAGTGTTGCGTTGTTAGCTAAAAAGACACGAAACGTCGCGGGTTTGATGTCTGCGGGGTTTAAAACGATTGAGGCGTTGTCGTATTGCTCCCAATATGTGCCTAGTCTGTCTGCCCAATCAATTAATGTTGGGTGTATGGGTTCAGTCGCTCTAAATTCGCCGTAGGTGTCATATACAAATAGATCGGCGTTGAGTGTGTCCTCGTTCGAGATAAATAAAAGTCCGTTCCTAATAAAAGCGTTCGGTGTTGCGTATCCGTCCTCAAAGTCGCGCGTTGTTTTATTCCAAGTTAAGTATTTGAGTTGTGGTAATTCTGCCTTGAGTAGTTCTGCGGTTGCGTGGGTTGGTTTCGTATTCATGTTCATAATTTTTTCTCCATATATAAGGTATAACCAAGTTTAAAAAGGTGTTTCTTGTTGCTGTTTAAGATTTTACTGCGAATTGATTTTGATTGTAAAGTATTATTTTACAATGGTTGGTATGGTTCTTGCTAGGTGCTAAAAAACCCTTATAAAACAATAGGTTCATGAAGTTCATGCTTTGAAACTTTACTTTAAAATGTGAACTAGGCCTTTTTTGAACGGGTGGGAGTTTGTAAGTAGTTGATTTATATATATATTATTTATTTATTATTATTATTATATTGATTGGTTCATGAAGTTCATGCCATATATAAGGGCGAGGGGGTTAGGACTTTCACTGCTCTACGAAGTCGAACGACGTCTAAAAAACTCAAAACTCATTTCCCGATGTCCTATTTTTTGGCATGAACTTCATGAACTTCATGAACTTCTCAATATAATCAAGCACTTACAACGTGAACGCCAAAAAACAAAACATGAACTTCATGAACTTCTCAATATAATCAATAACTTACGCGCGTTCACGCGCCTTATATGACCTGGCCTACTTGGTTGGCGCAGTTGGACTAGGTGAACTAGGTTGGCTTGGTTCGAACTTGGTGGACTAGGTGAACGACGCGCGACACGATCGCATAGTAGGGACTAGGTTAGCGCGTGGCGGACGGGGTGAACGTGGTATGACCAAGCCCCACCATACCCCCACCCAGCCAAACTAGGTTTGGAGTCCCGCATATTTCCCTACATTGAGCTTTACACGAACGATCAGATAAAAAGTCAAATACCAAACCCACCCCGTGCTTAAAAAATAGGCACTTGCAAAAAAATTTCTACAAAAAAATCTTGAAAATCAAGGACTTAAGGTAAAACGGGTGTAAAGTATACTTTACATAGTAGAAAAATGTGTAATATATTACACAAAAAAAGACTTATTTGCACGAGTATGTGCTTGATTATAAAAGGATTTACCGGGTTTTCACTCGGTACTAGAATTGGCAGGCAAAGAATGAAAACAAAAGGAGGGCGCAGATTGAATAATTACTACATAGTAAGCAGAAAGCCACAAAATACTTACCTTATTATATCCTCTGATGGTGGCTTAACCGCCCTAAACAGACTCCCGCTAGCCGGCTAACGGGATTAAAACTAAATTGCCTTAGGATCGAAGTTATAAAGCTCGGAGTAGACATCTTTAATACGCATAAACTTAGCCCCGTGCTGATCAAAGTCATCATCGCCCCGAACATAGAGAGCTAAGTGAACCATTTCATGAAGAAGCGTCTGAAAAATGGTGATAAAGTGACCACAAGACCCAGAACTTATTTCAATAGCCATGTCAACTTCGTCAAAGCAACCATATATAGTAGGGTTTTTAATAACACGGAACTTAACTTTGTCAGACTTAGGCATAGGAAGGGTGTTAAAGGGCGGCATTTGACATGCCATGTTGTACAGGATCTCTAAGTTCTTTTTGGTTAATGTAGTTTTCACGATGTAAAACCAGGCATGGGCCACATAGCGACCCACCAGAGTAAAATCCCTACAATACTAAGTGTAAATAAATCTTTCATATGGGTATTATACTAAAAAAGGTTGCGACTTAATGACAAAGTAGTATAAAATACCCAAATAAGCTGCAAATAATTTTATAAGGTGTAATCAGCGACACATGCAAGACCAACATACCCAACAAAATCAAAGTTTTACCCCAGAACACGACGTTGACCACGTAATTATGATGCCTAACATCGAAGAAGGTATCCCTATCCCTAAAAATTCAAAAGAAGCTATACCAGAAATGAGTATGGAGAAAGAGCTTCAAGTAAGAGTCGAGACGATCAAGACAATCGCTGACTTAAAAGGGGAACCGATTCCAGAAGCTAACGCTACTGAACAACAAAAAGCAGTTGACTTTGTTAAAAGAGTCATGACTGATCCCAACTTTAAACCCGAATATGGTAATTACTCTGATCCTACGATGGCATTTTGTGCAGGCATGGTAGCACAAACACAGGTACTACTCGCTAAAGACTTAGCTGATTTTAAGTTATACGTGGTTAATAACCTCGTGAAAGTGATTGAGACAACTGAGAATCCAAAAGAGAAAACAACAGCACTAAGAGCACTCGGTGAGATAGATGGTATCGACGCATTTAAGAAGAAGACGGAAGTCACACACAAAGTAGAAAGTATGGAAGAGGTAGAGAAAGAATTACTCACCATGTTAAACCAGTTTAAATCACAAGGTTTACTTAAGAAGACTGAGACCATAGACGCAGAACTTATTGAAGAAGATGTAGCAGAAAATAGAACAGATGTAGCAGAAAATAGAACAGATGAACAAAGCGATACAGAGTAAAGACGGGGAAGAACGTCTAACGCCGGAGAAGGTAGCGGAGTTATATCAGGTCATACCTCTTATGTCTGATGAACAGAAACGCATCGCACATGCAAAGATAAAAGTATTTCAAAAGAAGTGGGTGTTAGAACACGGGAAAGAAAGTTTTTTGGATTTTATACAACATGTATACCCTGGCTACATTATAGGAGATCATCATAGAAGGCTTGCTAAAATATTTGAAGATATTGCTAACGGCGTTAAAAAAAGAGTTATTGTTAATATTGCGCCACGTCATGGGAAGTCAGAGCTTATTTCTTACTTGGCACCGGCATGGTTCCTTGGCAAGTTCCCACATAAAAAAGTTATTATGGCATCTCATACTGCTGACTTAGCAGTTAACTTTGGTCGTCGTGTGCGTAACCTTGTGGGTGCTGACGCGTATAAAGACATTTTTCCACAAGTAGAACTACAAGCTGACTCAAAGAGCGCTTCACGATGGGGGACTAATTTTAATGGGGAATATTTTGCAATTGGTGTGGGTGGTGCCCTCGCTGGTCGTGGGGCTGATTTATTTATCATTGATGATCCACACTCCGAACAAGATGCAAAACTTGGAAGGGCTGATGTGTTTCTCCCTGCTTGGGAGTGGTTTCAGTCTGGTCCAATACAACGTCTTATGCCAGGCGGTGCGATTATCGTAGTAATGACTAGGTGGTCTAAGCTTGACTTGACTGGTCAGATTGTGAACCAGATGATTAAGCAAGAAGGTGTTGATGAGTGGGAAGTAGTGGAGTTTCCTGCCATATTAAATGAAGGAACAAAAAAAGAAAAAAGCTTATGGCCAGAGTTTTGGCCACTAGAAGAATTAAAGGCTAAGAAGGCAGCGTTAGATATTCGGTATTGGAACGCTCAATACTTGCAAAATCCAGTATCAGAAGAAGGTGCACTGATCAAAAGGGAGTGGTGGAAGATATGGGAGAAAGAGAATCCGCCTAGTTGCGAGTTTACTATAATGAGTCTAGACGCGGCTCAAGAAGCTAATACAAGGGCAGACTATAATTCTCTTACAACTTGGGGTGTCTTTTTTAACGAAGAAACCAATAATTATAATATAATACTATTAAATGCTATTAAACAACGTATGGAGTTTCCTGAGTTAAAAGAGTTAGTATTAGAAGAATACAAAGAATGGGAACCTGACGCATTCATAGTAGAAAAGAAATCTAATGGTGCCGCACTCTATCAAGAGATGCGAAGAATGGGTGTACCACTCGGTGAATTTACCCCTGGAAAAGGGCAAGATAAAATATCTAGAGTGAATTCAGTAGCGGATTTATTTAGATCTGGTATAGTGTGGGCTCCAGACCGACGATGGGCACATGAAGTTATAGAAGAGTGTAATGACTTTCCTAGTGGCGCTAATGATGACCAAGTGGATAGTACCACTATGGCGCTAATGCGCTTTAGACAAGGCGGGTTTATTAGACTGCCTAATGATGAACCTGAAGATATTATTGGGTTTAAATCAAATAGAAGTAAGTTATATTTAGTGTGATATGGCGAAAATAATAACACCATGTAAACAGATATGTGAGTTAGATAATGACAAACAAATTTGCAAAACTTGTAAAAGAACAGAGGAAGAAATAGCATCATGGTTAGATTACACACCCGCAGAACGCAAAGCTGTAATGAAACAAATCAAGGATAGATTATGGCAGACATAGATAAAGGTTTATACCAAGCTCCCGAAGGATTAGCTGCGTTAGCTCAACCCGACGTACCTACTATGGAAATTGAGATTGAAGATCCAGAATCAGTTAAGATTGGCATGGACGGATTAGAAGTTGTTATAGAGCCAGGCAAAGAATCATCAGATGAATTTAATGCTAACTTAGCAGAGGACATGGATGAACGCGCATTAACTGAGTTATCAGGTGATTTAATTGGTGACTATGAAAATGATATTAATGCTAGAAAAGATTGGTTACAAACTTATGTCGATGGACTAGAACTACTCGGCATGAAGGTGGAAGATAGAACAGAACCATGGGAAGGTGCATGTAATGTTTACCACCCACTAATGTCAGAAGCGCTTGTGAAGTTCCAAGCAGAAACTATGATGGAGACTTTCCCTGCAGCAGGTCCAGTCAAAACACAAATCATAGGTAAACAAACTCCAGAAAAAGAAGAAGCAGCGGTTCGTGTTAAAGATGATATGAACTATCAACTTACAGAGAACATGCCTGAGTATAGACCTGAACATGAAAGAATGTTATGGGGACTAGGACTTGCAGGTAACGCATTTAAGAAAGTTTATTTTGATCCTTCACTAGATAGACAAGTTTCTATTTATGTTCCAGCAGAAGATATTGTAGTTCCTTACGGTGCATCATCATTAGAAGTAGCTGATCGTGTTACTCATGTTATGCGTAAGACAAAGAACGAACTACGTAAATTACAAGTTGCAGGCTTTTATAAAGATGTAGAACTTGGTGACCCAGAACATGTTATTGACGAAGTAGAGAAAAAGATTGCAGAAAAGATGGGATTCAATGCGACGGAAGATGACCGTTACAAGATCCTTGAAATGCATGTTAATTTAGATTTAGAAAATGGTGATAGTGAAGATGGCATTGCATTACCATACGTAGTTACAATTGAAAAAGGTACAGGCACTATTTTAGCTATTCGTCGTAACTGGAACCCAGACGATGACATGAAGTTAAAACGTCAACACTTTGTTCACTACCCATATATACCCGGTTTTGGATTCTACGCATTTGGTTTAATCCACTTGATTGGAGCGTTTGCTAAGTCCGGCACAATGATTTTACGACAACTCGTTGATGCAGGAACATTGAGCAACCTACCAGGGGGGATGAAATCCCGCGGTCTCCGCATTAAAGGCGACGACACCCCCATTGCTCCTGGTGAATGGAGAGACGTAGATGTACCATCAGGTGCTATTCGCGATAACATCTTACCATTACCATATAAAGAGCCAAGCCAAGTATTAAATCAATTAATGAATCAAATCATTGATGAAGGTAGACGCTTTGCTTCTGCTGCAGATATTCAAGTTTCAGACATGTCTGCTAATTCACCAGTCGGTACTACACTTGCTATATTAGAAAGAACTCTCAAAGTGATGTCAGCTGTACAAGCTCGTATTCACTATGCGATGAAACAAGAGTTTAAATTATTAGCGGGCATCATTCGTGATTACACACCAGATGAATATACATATGAACCTGAAGTAGGTGTACCACACGCTAAGCGTGAAGACTATGACATGGTTGAAGTTATTCCTGTGTCAGATCCTAATGCAGCAACAATGTCTCAAAAGGTTGTGCAATATCAAGCAGTTATGCAAATGGCTGCACAGTCACCACAAATCTATGACATGGTTGAACTTAATAAACAAATGCTAGAAGTATTAGGTGTTAAGAATATTGGCAAATTAATTCCTGCTGCAGAAGATCAAAAACCAAAAGATCCTGTAACAGAAAATATGGCTATCATTAATGGCAGACCTGTCAAAGCATTCTTATACCAAGATCATCAAGCACATATTCAAGTGCATATGGCAGCAATGCAAGACCCTAAGATTATGCAAATTGTAGGCCAAAACCCACAAGCACAGATGATCCAAGCCGCAGCTATGGCACATATTAATGAACATATTGCGTATGAATATAGAAAACAAATTGAGGACCAATTAGGCGCACCATTACCCGATCCAGAAGATACTATCCCAGAAGATGTTGAAGTTGATATTGCTAAACTTACTGCAGTAGCTGCACAAAAACTATTACAGAAGAACCAAGCAGAAGTTCAACAACAACAAGCTCAAGCGCAACAACAAGATCCGTTAATCCAAATGCAACAAGCTGAACTTCAAATTAAACAACAAGAAGCTCAAGCTAAAGCACAGAAAATGATGGCTGATACACAACTTGAACAACAACGTTTAGAACTTGAGAAGATGAAAATAGAATCTCAAGAACGAATTGCTGGTGCTCAAATTGGTGCTAGAGCTGAAATTGATAAATCTAAACTTGAAATTCAACAATCAATTGAAGGCGTAAAAATTGGACTTCAAGCAACTCAATCTTCTAAAGAGCAAGAAGCTAAATTAGATCAAATGACTATTGATGCAATTGATAGATTAGCCGCACATGAACAATCTAACCAAGACAGAACTCATGCTAAAGAACAAGC